TCTATGTAATGAAATACACCTTGTGACCAACGAAGAAAGAACAGCGGTATGTTGTTTATCTTCAGTTAATTTAGAAATGTATGACGAATGGAAAGATACTAATATGGTTAAAGACCTTATTGTATTCCTGGATAATGTATTACAGTTCTTTATTGATAATGCAGGTGATGAAATTAGTAAAGCAAGATACTCTGCTCAACAAGAAAGATCTTTAGGTCTCGGTGCAATGGGATTGCATTCTTATTTTCAAAGACATTCAATTGCATTTGAGAGTAGTGAAGCCGTTGAAGCAAATGAAGAGATCTTTGAATATATCAAACAAAAGTCGGTTGAAGCAACTGAAGAAATGGGTAAACGTCGTGGTGAAGCACCAGATATGAAAGGCACAGGACGTCGTAATGCTCATATGTTAGCAATTGCTCCAAACGCAAATAGTTCTATGATTGTAGATACCTCACCAAGTATTGAACCTTGGAAGGCAAACGCATTTACTTCGAGAACAAGGGTGGGTAGTCACCTAAATAGAAATCCATATCTTGAAAAGGTATTGGAAGAACGAGGCAAAAATACAGATGAAGTATGGTCAACTATTATTACAAATGGTGGGTCAGTACAGCATCTAGAATTCTTAGATGATCATGTAAAGAATGTTTTCAAGACAGCAATAGAATTAAATCAACATGCATTAATTAAGCTAGCAGGAGACAGACAAAAGTATTTATGCCAAGGACAATCTTTAAACATCTTTTTTCCAGCAGGAGCTGATAAGAGGTACTTACATACAGTACATTATCAAGCTTGGGAACAAGGATGTAAAGGACTATATTATTTAAGAACAGAATCTTCTAACAAAGCAGAAAACGTTTCCGAGAAAGTGAAACGCGAAAAGTTAGATGACATTATTAACACAAACGCAGTACAATTCGGGAAATCAGAAGAGGAACAAGATGAATGCGTAGCATGCCAAGGATAAACGAAATGGAAGTTTTAATTTACACGAAATCCAATTGCCCTTTTTGCGAAAAGGCAAAGGCCTGGTTCAGTCAACATGGGATTGGATATACTCAGGTAGTATTAGACGATGAGGAGCAAAGACTTGCTTTTTATCAAAGAGTATCGAACGGTAAGGAAGTAAGGTCCGTACCTCAGATTTATATTAACGACGAACATATAGGTACATACAACGACCTAATGGCAATAGCAGACAAGTTAGTCAAGAAACAAGGTGGTCTTTTAGAGTTCTCTGAAACATACAAACCGTTTCACTATCCTTGGGCTGTTGAAATTACAACAAGACATGAAAAGGCTCATTGGATTGAAGATGAACTTGATCTGTCTGAAGATGTTGCCGATTGGAAAGGTGGTAAGATTAACGAAATAGAAAAAGATTATATTACAAACATCTTACGTCTATTTACTCAATCAGATGTTGCCGTTGGACAAAACTATTACGATCAATTTATTCCTAAGTTTAAGAATAACGAAGTTCGTAATATGTTAGGATCATTTGCAGCAAGAGAAGGTATTCATCAACGTGCTTATGCGTTATTGAATGAAACATTAGGTTTACCTGATTCTGAATACCATGCATTCCTAGACTATACAGAAATGGCTGATAAGATTGAATATATGAGAAAGGCAGACACGGCAACATTACGCGGTCTTGGTCTATCTTTAGCAAAATCTGTATTCAATGAAGGTGTTGCTTTATTTGCTTCTTTCGTTATGTTACTTAACTTTCAACGTTTCGGTAAAATGAAAGGTATGGGTAAAGTAGTAGAATGGAGTATTAGAGACGAATCAATTCACGTTGAAGGTAACTCTAAATTATTTAAAGCTTTTGTAAAAGAACATAGTCGTGTTGTTGACGATGCGTTCAAAAAAGAAATTTATGAAATGTCAAAAGACATTGTTGACCTTGAAGATAAGTTCATTGATCTTGCCTACGCTATGGGTGATATTGAAGGCCTTGAAAAATCCGAAGTAAAAGAATATATAAAATATATAACGGACAGAAGATTATTACAATTAGGCATGAAACCAAACTTCAAGGTAAAAGAAAATCCGTTACCTTGGTTGGAATGGGTACTGAATGGTGCTGACCATACAAACTTCTTCGAAAATCGTGTAACTGAATATGAGGTTGCTGGTTTAGAAGGAAGCTGGGACGATGCCTACGCAGCTTAAGGCGTAGAAAATGATAGATCATAAACATTTCCATAAAGTAGTTGACACTTTAAAGGACGAAGGTAAATACAGAGTTTTTAACGACATAGTTCGTGATAAAGGAAACTTTCCAAAGGCAACTTGGTATTCACCTTACTCTCCTAAGACAATTGTTAACTGGTGCTCAAATGATTATTTGGGTATGGGACAAAACAAGTATGTAATTGACGCAATGCAAACCGCATTGTTAAAGACAGGAAGTGGTAGTGGGGGTACTCGCAATATTGGCGGTACCTCTCATTATCATGTTACTCTTGAATCTGTAATAGCAAACCTTCATCAAAAAGAAAGCGGATTATTATTTACATCAGCATATGTTGCTAACGAATGGACGCTGATTGCTTTATCTCGTATTATTCCAGATATCTGTTTTATTTCCGATAATAAAAATCATGCCTCAATGATTATGGGTATGAAACATAGTCGCGCTCATAAACATATATTTCAACATAATGATATGGAATCTTTAGAAGAATGTTTACAAGTTACTGTAGAAGCAGGGTATACTCCATGTATTGTATTTGAATCTGTATATAGTATGGATGGAGATGTTGCTCCTATTGAAGCTGTTTGTGATTTAGCAGATAAGTATAATGCAATTACATATATAGATGAAGTACACGCCGTTGGACTATACGGTGAACATGGCGCAGGTTACTGCGAAAAATTAAATATATTAAACAGAGTAGATATTGTAAATGGAACTTTGGGAAAAGCGTTTGGTTGTCATGGAGGTTATATTGCTGGTGATAGTATTGTTCTTGATGCTATACGATCAGTCGCAAGTGGATTTATTTTTACAACAAGTATGTCACCTGTTATGGCTGCAGGCGCAATTGCCAGCATACGGTATCTATCCGATCATAACGATTTAAGAGAGACACATCAGGAAAGAGCAAATACATTAAGACAGTTGTTTATTGATAATGATATTGAGCTTCATCCAAACAGTTGCACTCATATATTGCCAGTCATGGTTAGAGATGCAAAGAAATGTAAACTAATGTCAGATAGGTTATTAAACGAACATGGATTATATGTGCAACCAATTAATTATCCAACAGTCGATGTTGGTTCTGAACGACTCAGAATTACACCTACTCCCTTACATACTAATGGTATGATGGAAGACCTAATAGTTGGACTCAAAGAGACATTTGATTACTTCAAATAAATAATATTATGAAAGATACGTTTGCGAAAAGTATGACAAAGTTTTTTCGGTTCTTTGCCGATACATTCTTTGCCAAAAGATACGGACATAGAGCAGTTGTTCTAGAAACGATAGCAGGCGTTCCCGGCATGGTCGCAGGAATGTGGATTCATTTAAAAAGTTTACGAAAAATGCAAACAGGATATGGTCCGATGATTCGTGAATTGCTTGAAGAAGCTGAAAATGAAAGAATGCATTTAATGTTCTTTATTGAAATCGCAAAGCCAAATGTATTTGAAAGATGGTTAATATTAATAGCCCAAGGAATCTTTTGGAATTTCTATTTCCTTATGTATGTATTCTTTCCAAAGACCGCTCATCGAATGGTTCATTATTTTGAAACAGAAGCTGTTCGTAGTTACACCGATTATATTAGTGAAATTGAATTAGGCAGAATGGAAAATCCACCTGCTCCTCAATTAGCAATAGATTATTATAATATGAAACCAAATGCAACACTGAAAGATATGATTAAGAAAGTTCGAGCAGACGAACAAAAACACAGTGATGTAAATTGGAGGTACTCAGAATGAAATGGTTAACACTGTTTACTTCACTTACTTTAGCATCTACTGCTGCATACTTTAGTATTGTCGGTTTAATGACAATCTTTAGCGGTGCCTTTGTAGGTATTGCGATTATGGCAACAGTGTTAGAGTTTGGTAAACTTGTCTCCGCGGCATGGTTACATTACGAATGGGATAGAATCAATAATTTAGTTCGTGGTTATTTTACAGCCGCTGTTATTGTCTTAATGTTAATTACAAGTATGGGTATATTTGGATTCCTTTCTAAAGCTCATATTGATTCTGCTTTAACTGGAGATACATATTCTCTCGAAGCAAGTATCATTGATACAAGAATAGAAGCAGAGCAATCAAAACTAAATGCAGCACAAGAAAGAATTAAAGGATTAGATTACGTATTACAAACATCAAGACCTGAAGATCGTAACTATGTCAATGGTCGTCAAACAGAAGAAAGAAATAATTTAGCAATAACTATTGACAAAGCAGTAGTAAATATTGTAAAATATAACGAACAGAAGTTACCTATACAGAGACTTCAGTTAGAACAAGAATCAGAACTCGGACCTGTTAAATATATCGCTGATATGATTTACGGATCTGAGGCAGAAGAATATTATGACAATGCTGTCAGATGGATCATACTTATAATTATATTCGTATTTGATCCTTTGGCAATAATGTTATTAATAGTAAGCACAGCAGCCTTTAAACGTGAACGTGAAACTCCACTTAAACCGTTAGTTGATAATAGTCAAATAATGAATATGGAGATTAAAGAAAAGGACAGTGGATTAAAGGTCGAAGTTAACGACGTAAAAGAAACTGTGGAGATTAAAGAAAACAAAAGTGGTTTAGTTAAGAAAGGATTAACCACTACATTGAAAAGAAGAAAAATATGAGTATTAAAAAAATAATGTGGGGCGGATTAGGAATGTTAAGTTTAGGAGTTGCCTATATTGGTGTAGTGATGCCAGGTATTCCTTTTAGTATTCCTGCTGTATTTGCGGCTTACTGTTTCGCAAAGAGTTCAGATAGAATGCATAACTGGTTATACAATCATAAACTGTTTGGTCCCTTTTTAACAAACTGGGAAACAAAGAAAGTATTTCCACAAAAGGCAAAGTATATGATGTTAGGATTTATGGCATTTGCTTTATTGTGTATGATTGTATTTACAGGCAATTGGAAAGCGGTTGCATATTCAGGTACATTTATGGCACTGGGTGCAGCTTGGGGATGGCGCTATCCTTCAACTCCCGAAGAGTATGACCGTCGTAAAGCAGCGGGAGAAAGGATCGGTTTATTTAAATGAGCGAAAAAGACAAGCTACCATTTGATGATGACGGCAGAATAGATTATCATAAGTGGATACGGATTAATGCTTTTATTAAAAAATTGCATGATATGCATTATTTAGAGCAAGAACGTAAAGCTTACGAAGAACAAAAGGCTTGGGTTGATAGAAGAAACGAAATGTTACTCGATATTGATATGATTGATAAAGTAGTAGACATGATGGACGATTATCCTGAAGCTGAGAATATTATTAATAAAATTATGAGAAGGTTAGATAATGACAAAAAATATTGAGCGGTACAGTAACGCAACTCCAGAACAAGTGAAAGAATGGCACGAAGAAGATTATTGGATGAAGATGGATTTTAATCCTTTAGTTATGTGTGTTGTAATTCCAACGATTATTCAGCTTGCGGCTATGGGTATGATGTTTGCTGTAATGTTTATGAATAGTCTTTTATTTTGATAAAGGAAGTTCTTAAAGCTCTAATAGGAGTAGGTAAGTTACCAGATAAGCCACCTGTGCTTACGTTAGGTACTATACTTACATTTGGTTTTTTAATTATATTTGGATTTCTAGGAATAGTAGCATCGTTACTCTTTTTAGCAAGTTTATTAATTTGAGGTAAATTATGGCAATGATATATGAAAGTCCCGATAAGGGTAAGACAGTATACGCAAGAGAGATAGGACAACCGTTTAATACAAGACGGTGTATCAAATCTCCTGCGGTGGCAGAGGAGCCATTGTATGAACGATTGGCAAGAGAGAAGAACGATCGAATTTGTGGAGAAGGGAGATCCGTTTAGTAAAGATTTATTATTAGCATGTTCATTAGGACTCAATGTAGGGTTCCTAATAGCACTAGTATTTTTATAGGAAAAAGAAATGAAGAATGATTATGTAATCGTGGATACTATCTCTGTATTTAAACAAAGATACATATTACCACGTAAAGCTGTTGAAGCGTTTAATGAAGAAGTAACTTGTACTGATAAGTTAGCAAAGTTATGGTCTCACGAAGCTGTTGAAGCTGAAGAGGTAAAGGAATTCAGTCAAAGATGGTTAGGAGAAACTGTAACCAATATAGATTTTGCTGATACTGAAAAAGTACTTAAACTCTTTAAAGAAGATAACGAACAATTATCTGAAGAATGGACTCAAGCAAAACAACTTGACTACATTAACGATTGGGAAGATAAAACTCCAAAGTCGTGATATACATATACGGCAATAAGTCTTGTCAATTCTGTGATAAGGCAAAAGAAAAAGCATTTGATTTCTACGGTGAGTATAAATTCCTTGACATTGGGCTCACAATGTATTATAATCAATTGAAAGAATTAAACGTAAGTACAAATGTGTTACCTCAAATCTTTGAAGACGAAAGGTATATAGGTACTTTTTATCACTTCGTAAAGGAGTGTCAATATAAAATGAGTGAGGACTTAGATTAAATAATGTTAGACGAAAGAATCAATAAGATATATCAAAAAGAATTATCACGCCAAAAATTAACCACAGAACTAATTGCTTCAGAGAACTTTGCTTCGAAGGCAGTTATGAAACTTTGTGGTTCAGAGTTTACAAACAAATATGCAGAAGGATATCCAGGAGCTCGTTATTATAACGGTTGCGAATTTATGGATGAAGTTGAAACAATAGCAATTGACCAACTAAAAGAATTGTATGGTTGTGAATTTGCGAATGTTCAACCACATAGTGGAGCAAATGCAAACCTTGCTGTATATAAAGCATTCTTAACACCAGGAGATACAATCCTTGGAATGGATTTAGCAAGTGGTGGACATTTAACTCATGGAGCACCTGTTACGATTTCAGGTAAATGGTTTAATGCTCATACTTACGGTGTTGATGAAAACGGTTTAATTGATTATGATGAAGTTGCTCGATTAGCTTTAGAACATAAACCTAATATTATCGTTGCTGGTGCAAGTGCATATCCTCGTCAAATTGATTGGCAAGCCTTTCGAGATATTGCTGATGATGTTGGTGCACTACTTATGGTTGACATGGCTCATTATTCTGGTTTAATTGCCGGTGGTGTATATGACAATCCTGTTCCTTATGCCGATGTTGTTACTTCTACAACTCATAAAACACTTCGTGGTCCTCGTGGTGGAATTATATTATGGAACAATCCTGATTATACAAGAAAGATTAATGGAGCAATATTTCCAGGTACTCAAGGTGGTCCATTAATGAATATCATTGCTGCCAAAGCACAAGCATTCATTGAAGCAAATCAACCTTCATTTAAAGATTACTCAAGAAAGGTAGTTGAGAACGCACAGGCATTAGCAAAAGTATTAAATGATAGTAAAACATTAAGTGTATTATCAGGTGGTACTGATTCTCATATTATATTGGTAAGTTTAGTTGACTCTGAATTGAGTGGAAGAGAAGCTGCTGATATCTTAGAGAAACATCGTATTACAGTCAATAAGAACGGTATTCCTAATGATCCTCGAAACTTTAAAGAGACAAGTGGAATTCGTATCGGAACAGCCGCGGAAACAACTCGTGGCAAAACTAAAACTGAATGGGAAGAACTCGGTCATCAAATCGTTTCTATCCTTGAGGATCCAACACAATGGTAGACCACCCAACAATGGAAATCATATTTAGACAGTTACAAGATCCAATGATCTTTGGTCTCTTAGCAATATTTCTAACGCCAATGATCTTTGGTGCAATCACTGTTTATTACAGTTTAAAAAATTCAGGATGAAATACAACAGATTAGCTTCCGCATCTTACGGCGAAGGTCGTAGGTATTTTAAATGGTGGTTAACAGTTTGGTGCCGTAGAAATGTATAAATAGTTCTATGGCTTATTCTAAAAAAGTTTTAGACAGATTCGAAGCAGTAACTAATAATCCTGCCGCGCATGGAGTTGGAAAGTTTGATCCTAACGACCCTAATGTTGCTACAGGAATGACAGGTGCACCTGCTTGTGGAGATGTAATGAAACTCGATCTCAAATTAAATCCTGAGACCGAAGAAATCGTTGATGTTAAATTTAAAACTTATGGTTGTGGTTCAGCAATCGCAAGTTCATCAATGTTTGTTGAGATGTTAATTGGTAAAACAGTAGAAGAAGCAAAACTAATTAAAGATCGTGAAATCGCAGAAGCTTTAGAACTACCGGCTATTAAGATACATTGTTCTGTATTGGCAGAGGACTCAATTAAGAAAGCAATTGAAGATTGGGAAGAAAAGAAAGCAGGTCGTAATGAATCGTGGATTGAGCGTCATACCAAAAGGACATAACTCAAATGTATGAATATAAAACAAAATTAATTAAAGTGGTGGATGGAGATACTGTAGATGTCGATATTGACTTGGGCTTTGGTGTTTGGCTTCGCAACGAGCGTGTACGTATTATGGGAATTGATACACCTGAGTCTCGTACGCGTAACAAGGTTGAAAAACTATTTGGAAAAGCAGCAAGCAAAAGACTCAAAGAACTATTAGGTAAATCACCAGTTCTTAAAACACAAATTGCCAGAAACGGCGAAGATATGAAAGGTAAGTTTGGTCGTATCCTCGGAGACTTTGATGTATATTGTCCAACAACAGATGGATGGAGACCAGTAACTATAGTGATGGCTGAAGAAGGTCATTGTGTACCATACTTCGGTGGATCTAAAGGTGATACTGAAGCTGCTCATTTAAAGAATAGAGAAAAGCTATTGTCAGAAGGTGTTGTTGACCAAAAGGCTTACGACAAATTAATGGCAACAGGCAAGTATAGTTAAAATAATGAAAATAACCATTGACATTTTGAGTAAACTATAGTATAATATACAGTATATGAGATATAATAATAACAATGGTGGGCTGTCAGTCGACTTGACTCCAAGAAAAAGACATCCAAAAGATAAAAGACCTCCAACTCCAATGCCATTTGATATTGGGTTGAGAAAGTTTAAGAAGAATGTTGAAAAGGCAGGAATCTTAAAAGAACTTAGAGCAAGGGAGTATTACGAGAAACCTACTGCGAAAAGGAAAAGAAAAAAGGCTGAGGCTGTAAAAAGACATCAGAAGAAATTGCAGAGCGAAATGAGAAGTTTCAATGCAAGAGGTCAAAGACATTACAGATAACTGAAATTATTTCGTAAAAACTATTGACATTCTCTAATATCTTTGTTATAATATAATTTGAGACGGTGGGAATTAAACCATGACGGCGAGATGGAATCACGGAGTTAATAGCTCTACCATTTAGGACCCACGACGGCTACCGAGTTCAGGAGCAACTTTTGAACTACCGACCGACTTACCGAACGACGAAAGTTTTGAGGTAGGTCAACTGAGTAGGGATCTAACGCCAACGAACCAACCACTGTCTCCCCTTATTTGAATAGAGTTTATAATATGGCATTAGCAAGAGGTCTATCAACGATTTCCACTCGGAAACGTAAAGTAAAATTAACAAAAGCAAAATTGGCTCAGTATGAGATTGATTGGCGCAAGCATAATAAATGGTGTAAGTCTAAAGGTCTTCACGATTTGCGTTACTCTACTCTGAATGAATATATAAATTATTGTCTAGGAAAGGTCAAACCTAAATCTGAATTTAAGCCTTATCAGCCACCTAAAACTTATCGTAGAGAGGATCCAAAATATCCTAGTATGGAAATTTCTGCGAATTCTGGAGGTCAAGGTACAAAGAAAGAATCTCCTAGATATACTGGTACATTAATAAAAGGTATTGCCACGATGCATAAATCAAACGCAGTTCCTGTTATTAATCAAAAGGAAGCAACAGAAATAGCGAGGATGGCAAAGTAATGACCTATTGGGAATATAAATTTGAGATCAATGAACAAGGTATCAAACTAACCGATAAGGCAGACCCTAACGAAACATATATGGTCTGCATAGATAAAACTCCACTTAATGTTGGAGATACATTCACATTAGAATTGGATGAACACAATCGTATGTTCTTTAAGAAAGACGGACCTGTTCAGACTCAATTAAATTTTGGATTTTAAATGGCAACAAAGAACGACATAACGGGTGATTCTCTAACAAGCAAAACATCTACCAAAGCGTATGATGATGGTTGGGATAGAATCTTTGGTAAAAAGGATGACGCCGATTTAGGTCTCGAAGGAGATACAAGAGAAGCAGTCCATCCTGCTGAAGTACGATATCCTCATTTGAGAGATAAAGACTTTAGGTATAAACAACAGGACTTAACGGAACTGAACGCTGACGGCAACGAAGAACGTGGTCGTTACGGTGAAGATTTATCTAAATAACTATTGACATTCATTATGATTTAGATTATAATGGTTCTATAAATTTGATAAAGTAATTATAATATGAAAACAGATCCATGGAAATTAATACAGTTACTTGAGAGAGATAACAGTCGACTATATAAAGAAGATATGTTGTCTCAATATATTGATGATGAAGGTCTCGTCAAAGGTTTATTATATTGTTTAGATAATATGATAACCTTTGGTGTTGCCGATATACCTACAAGTCAAAACGACGGTCCTGGTCTTTCTGCTGAGGATTTCTATGTCCTCGCGGACCAGCTTCGTAATCGTGAATTAACAGGTCATGCTGCTCGAGATGCAATTGTTGCCTTAAGAGAACAAGCAACAAACGAACAATGGAATGATTGGTACCGTAGAATCTTAATTAAAGACCTTAGATGCGGTGTATCTCTTAAGACAGTTAACAATGTCAGGAAAGGAACCATCCCTGTATTCACTTGTATGCTTGCCCACAGTGGTGACAACAATCCTAAAAAGATTACAGGAGATTGTGTTGTAGAATATAAGTATGATGGAGTAAGAGCCATTATTATTGTAGAAAATTCTAACGCAACGATCTATTCTCGAAATGGTAAACAACTCAAAAACTTCCCACATATAGAAGAAGCATTCAGCAATAAAATGTTTGATGATCTTGTCTTCGATGGTGAAGTTATGTCTGCTGATTTCCAAACACTAATGAAACAAGTACATCGTAAAGAAGGTGCTGAAACTCATGATGCTTATTTTGCATTATTTGATTTCATACCTCTTGATGAATTTAAGACAGGCAGAAGTTCATTGCCTTTATTGAAGAGAAAAGAATTATTAAAAGGATTTGAAATATCAGAATATTTTAAAGATTGTATTTTATTAACTGACTATACAGTTCTTAACATCGAAGATGATGCTGATAAATTCAAAGAGATTAATAATATAGCAATAGAAAAAGGGTACGAAGGTATCATGGTCAAACCTATTAATGGAATGTATGAATGTAAACGTTCCTATGGTTGGTTGAAAATGAAACCTTATATTGAAGTAACATTAACAGTAACAGACATTGAAGAAGGAACTGGTAAAAATGAAGGAAGCACAGGAGCACTTGTATGCGAAGGTCTCGACGAGGGTAAACATATCAAAGTTAATGTTGGCACAGGTCTTAGCGATGCTAACAGGGATGATATTTGGAATAATGCTGACTCTGTACTTGGTCAACTAGTTGAGATAAGAGCTGATGCAGTTACAATAAGCCAAGATTCAGATGATATATACAGTTTAAGGTTTCCGCGATTTAAATGTTTTAGAGGTTTTGAACCAGGAGAAAAGCTATGACACAATATGATGAAACAGTAGAGAAGCAAAGAGTTATGCTCGAAGCTGAAGAATGGTCGATGCACGTAAAGTCGATTCATGTTCATTCTTTTAGTTCTATGTACTACGACGACCATCCTGAAGATACTGAAGGAAATAAAATGGTCACCGATGTAGAATACAATTGTGGATTAATTAAAAGGTCTCAAGGTGGAGATTTTGTTCGTAACTTTGGAGAAGAACTCAAAGGTGAACAATTATACGACCTGTATACAAGACAATGATTAAAAAGTTTTTAAACGATATTAAAGAAGAACTTAAATCTGCTCACTGGTTATGGTGGGTAGGATTATTTTGTTTATTGGTACTTTTATGATTAAATACATATCAGCAGCAAGCGTATTGCTTGTATCAGTATATGCCTATGCAGTAGATTATGATTATGTCACTACTCAAGATGAACATTGTATGGCAAAGAATATCTATCACGAATCTCGTTCTGAAAACTTAGCAGGTAAATATGCCGTTGCTGATGTTGTTTTAAATCGTGTACGTGACGATAGATACCCAAACTCTGTCTGTTCAGTTGTATATCAAGGCAAACATAAACCTTCTTGGAAAGACTCAGGTAAACTTGTACCTATAAGAAATGCATGTCAATTCAGTTGGTATTGCGATGGTAAGTCTGATGACGCCATGGATGGTGATGCTTGGGCTGATGCATTGTATATTTCTTATCAGATAATTAATGAAGGTAAGCATCGTGGAATCACAGAAGGAGCAACTCATTATCATACGACTTGGGTTGATCCGTATTGGGCTCCATCTTTACAACAAGTAGGAACGATAGGATCTCATATCTTCTACCGTGCAGACTGAATAAATAATACCATAATATATTAGTTATGGAGTTAGTTATGAGGGTAGCAGGTGTGGATTACAGTTTAAGTAGTCCAGCTATTTGTGTACATGAAGGTGAAGAATGGAGTTACGACAATTGTACTTTTTACTATTATGTAAAACAAAAGAAGTTATTGATTGGAGAGAAAGGACAGTATCAAGCAACAATGTATCCAGATACATGGTTCAATGATCAAGACAGATATGATATTATTGGATCGTGGTCTCAAGAAAAATGTTTTGAATGTGACTTTGTTGGAATTGAAGGATACGCATTTGGAGCAGTCGGTAGAGTATTTCAAATAGCAGAGAACTGTGGTTTATTTAAACATAAGCTATGGGAAAGAGATATACCATACGATGTATATCCACCAACAATGATTAAAAAGTTTGGTTGTGGAAAAGGTAATGCTGGTAAAGATTTAATGATTGAAGCGTTTGAAAAAGAAAATTCTATTGACATTCGCGAAAAATGTGGTATAATAAACAAATCGTGGAATCCTATTACTGATATCGTAGATGCCTACTATATCTGTAAATATGGTTTCACTCAACTTAAAGAGAAGAAAGATGATAGTAATATTTAACGGACCCCCAGCTTCAGGTAAAGATGAAGCAGCTAGTTTATATAAAGAAAAGTTTGGTTTCGGAAATCTATCTTTCAAGTATCAACTCTTCAAGGAAACGATTAAACACTTTGAGGTTGATGAAAGATGGTTCATGGAAGGATACAACGACAGAGACCAAAAAGAGAAAAAGGAATTTGCCTTAGAAGGTATGTCTCGTAGAGAAGCAATGATTCATGTATCAGAAGATATTATTAAACCAAAGAAAGGTTTAGATTATTTTGGTAGATCGGTTGCTGAAGAAATCGAAGAAGATAATAACTATGCATTAGCCGACGGTGGATTCGTTGAAGAATTAGAACCTATTATTGAAAAGGTAGGTGCTGAAAATATTGTCATAGTTCAATTAACAAGAGAAGGTCATGATTATTCTTCTGATAGCAGAAAGTATTTCAATGGCAATATAATTAGTGAAACAACAATTGGTCATCAAACTGAAGTTGATAAAGCATATGTTCTGAAAGAAGAAATGGACATTAGAACATATCGTATACATAATAATGGATCCTTACACAATTTACAGAAGGCATTAGAAAGTATACATAATGAAATTATTGGAGAATAAAAATGAGTGTTATATATAAAGGTGAAGTAATCGAGTCAGAACTATCTAAGAACTCAAAAGGTGGAACTGAACTGATGAGACAGAGATTAATTGATAACATGGGTGAAGGTGTACTCGAAAAGGTTGCAGTACATTTATCAAGACCAAGAGAACTATATGATGATGTTCCAAATATACTTTGGTGTCATGATTTATCAGAAGACCCTGAAAACAAGATACTCAAAGATAGCGGATGGCAAAAGTTTTCTCACTTTGTATTTGTAACTGCATGGCAAAGAGATCAATACATTATGCGTTTTGGTATTCCTTACGCAATGTGTTCTGTTATTCATAATGCAGTTGAAGTCAAATACGATCCAAAAGAAAAAGATATGGAAACTATTCGTTTCGTATATCATACAACACCACATCGTGGTTTAGAATTACTTGTTCCTATTTTTGTTTCTTTGGCAAAAGAGTTTGATAATATTCATCTTGATGTTTATTCAGGATTTGAAATTTATGGCTGGGAAGAACGTAACGAAGCGTATAAGCCACTCTTTGCACAAATCGAAGAACATCCTAATATGACTTATCATGGAGTTAAATCTAATGAAGAAGTTGTTGCTGCTTTAAAAGAATCTCATATTTTCTTATATCCTAATATATGGAAAGAAACATCTTGTATTGCATTACTTGAAGCAATCAAATCGCAAATGATTTGTATTCATCCAAATTATGGAGCTTTACCTGAGACAGGTGCTAATGCTACAATTATGTATGATTGGAATGAAGATATGAATCATCATGCAAATTATGCTTTTTCAGTAACGAAACAAGTCTTAACACAAATGAAAGAAGATCCTAATTATTTCCATGGATTTACTTTCTCTGACAGATTTAACTTGGCAAGAAATTCAATTGCCTCATTTGCCACAATGTGGAATACTCTACTAAGGAACATCGGAGATGCCTACCAAGAACAAGGATAACTTAATACATTTTCCTAAGATACATTCAAACCCACCGATTAATGAAGAAAGCGTTTCAGAAAGAATACGAGAATATAAAGAATCGTATTCTACAGAACTTGCGGAAATTATATGGGAAAATGTATTAGGAGAAATGGCAAGAGCAGGTTGTGAATTTGATTCTGACTTTGAAACTTATTTTCCGAGTATGATTTTAATCTTTGAAGCAATTCGTTCTTTACATCTACAAACAATGGGAGAAGAACATCAACTACAACCATTTGCATTACAGAACGTTGTGATAATGGATTCTAACGAAGAACGTGTAGCTGGTGGCCTCAAAAAGAATTTAGATGAAACCATTGACATTGACGAAGATCTTTGATATAATAATACTTGTAAATTAAATAATGGATAAATTATGATACTAGTAGACTATAATCAGGTTATGCTTGCCTCACTATTCGCAGGTATAGGTAACCACACTAACATGGAAGTAGATGAAAATCTTCTTCGTCACATGTTCCTAAACTCAATCAGATTCAATCGAAAGAAGTTCTCAGGAGAATACGGTGAAATCGTAATCTGCGCTGATAACACTAATGTATGGAGAAAAGATTACTTTCCATATTATAAAGCAAATCGTAAAAAGAACAGAGACGAATCAGATCTTGATTGGAATGCACTGTTTGATGTCATTCATCAAATCCGTAGAGAGATTGAAGAATTCTTTCCATATAAGGTTGTATATGTTGATCGTTGTGAAGCTGATGACATTATCGCAACTCTATGTATGGAGCATGGTACTGAACTGAATAATGGATCTGAAAAGATTCTTGTTCTATCAGGAGATAAGGATTTCATTCAATTACAAAGGTACGCAAACGTAGATCAGTATAATCCTGTACTTAAGAAATGGGTAAGACATGCAAATCCTGCTCAATATATTACAGAACATGTTCTTCGTGGTGATACTGGTGACGGTGTTCCAAATATTCTTTCAGCAGACAATTGTCTTGCAGTTGGTGATAGACAAAAACCAATGACTAAGAAAAGAATTGAACTGTATAGTAAAACACCAGAAGAAATGGATGAAGAAACAAAACTAAGGTATAATCGTAATAAGCAAATGATTGACCTTACAATGATTCCTCAGGAATATAAAGATAATATTCTCGAGGCTTATAATAACCAAGAAGAAGTTGGCAGAGGTCATCTGTTCAATTACTTCGTAAAGAAAAAGCTGAAAAATCTAATCGGCGACCTACAGGACTTTTAATTATGATTAGAGACTCAATTGCTGACATTCTAAATGCTACAGCTAAACTCAAAAGTGTTAAAGCTAAAGTCGAACACTTACAAAAACACGACGCAGTACCAGTAAGACAAGTTCTTCGTTTAATATACGATGAAGATATTGAATTTTTGGTACCTGATAGCAAACCACCATTTAAGGAAAATAATCTAATTGACCTTGATACTATGTTATATAGAGAAGCAAGAAGATTGAGAATTTTCTTCAAAGGTGGTGGTTATGACAACCTCAACAAAAATAGAAGAGAAATGTTATTCATTCAATTGTTGGAAGATCTTTATCCTGCAGATGCACTTCTGCTTTCAGAGAACTTGATTAGTCATACTCCGATTAAAGGATTAACAAAGAAAACAATTGAAACTGCGTTTCCAACTATATTTACCGACCCACTCAACTTCAAATAAGGTAGGACCACATGGCTAAGCGGACTAAAATTTCCGCCTCTTCCGACGAATGGAAAAGTATCAAACAAGAAGATCGTAAGCGCGAAAAGCAAAAGAACGCAACTCGATCTGCCACACGTAAACAAAAAATGTCTGAGAAAAGGACTTTTTTATCATAAAAACTATTGACATTACTGTGATTCTTTGTTATAATATTCTAGTAAATTAAATTAAATGGAGAAATAAATGGATCACAGAGCAGAAAAATTGATCCTTGTAGATTGTGACGGTGTACTACTTGATTGGAAGTATGCATTCTATAAGTTTATGAATGAAAACGGTTATACCGTTATTGAAGAAGGTGTTTACGACGTAGCACAAACCTTTGGTATTACTAAGGAACAATCAAGACAACTTGTCAGACAGTTTAATGAGTCTGCAAGAATAGGATTTTTACCAGGACTAAGGGACGCAATTAAATATGTCAAAAAACTTCATTCTGAAGGTTATGTTTTTCATTGTATTACTAGTCTCAGTACTGATTACTATGCCGGCAAACTAAGAGAACAAAATCTCGAAAGATTGTTTGGTAAAGATGTATTTGAGAGAGTGGTATGTTTGGACTGCGGAGCCGATAAAGACGACGGTCTATTACCTTACAAAGATAGTGGTTGTATTTGGGTTGAAGATAAACCTTCAAATGCTGAATGCGGACTTGATTTAGGTTTGAGATCTATTCTAATTGAACATGACTTTAACAAAGATTACGAAAATAATAATTTAGTAAAAGTTAAGAATTGGAAGGAAATCTACGAATCAATCGTATAAATACTATTATGCAATATAGGATTGGAATTTAATGCCGACATATATCTTTGAAGATACAAACACTGGTGAACAGTTTGAAAAGTTCATGTCTATCTCATCTCGAGAACAATACCTCAAAGACAACCCACAATTAAAAACAATTATTCTAACCGCGCCCGGTTTGAGTGATGCGGCGCGACTTGGACGGATGAAACCCGACCAAGGTTTTCGTGATATACTTACATCAATGAAAAACAATAAATCATACACTGGAAACAAAATTAACGATTGGAAGTAATCTTTCAGATCGCTTCCTTGTTAATGCAAAGGAGGTTTTATGTCAAGACAACGTCGTTTATCACCGAAGGAGAAAAGGAAGATTAAGCAGAAAAATGGACAACGCATGGATAGTAAATTTTCCATGAATCATATTTCGCCACTGACTCCGACTCAAGAGGAATTTTTCGACAGTTATAACGCTGGGTATAATATTGCTGCAATTGGAACAGCAGGCACAGGAAAAACAATGTGCGGATTATATCTTGGTCTTTGTGATATTTTAGATGATGATAATTATGACCAGGTAATAATCGTTCGTTCAGCAGTACAGACAAGAGAGCAAGGTTTTATGCCAGGCACTCAGGCTCAAAAAGAAGCCGTCTACGCGGTACCCTACGCGGATATTACTAATAACTTATTTGGCAGAGGAGATGCTTGGGAAATACTCAAACAAAAATGCTCAGTTAAGTTTATGACATCATCGTTCGTTAGAGGATTAACATTTGATAACTCTATCATAATTGTAGATGAATGTCAAAGTATGACTTATCACGAACTCGATAGTATTATTACACGAGTCGGAGATTCGTCAAAAATTATATTCTGCGGTGATACAGCACAAGATGATCTTGCCGGAACTAGACACAAACACGATACATCAGGACTTCGAGATTTTCTCAAAGTAATCCAACGCATGGATCATTCTTTCAAAGTAATTCAATTTGGAATTGAAGACATTGTTAGAAGTGGTTTAGTAAAAGAATACATTATAGCAAAGGAGAGAACAGAACTCAAACCACAACTCGTGGCTTAAACTCGAAGGGGGATCTTCGGGTCCCCTTTCACTTCTAGGAAATATATTATGAAATTATTTGAACATAACTCAGAGGCACCTGTCCTCGAAAAACTAACAAGAGCTTCAGTGGATGGTAAACGTATTTACCAAACTCCATCTGGTGAAGGTTATCCATCTGTCACAACTGTATTAGGTATTCTCGGTAAAGAGGATATTCAAAAATGGCGTGACCGTGTTGGACATGAAGAAGCCAATCGTATTTCAACTCAAGCCGCTCGACGTGGTACTGCAGTTCATAAACTCTGTGAAGATTATTTAGATAATGATCCTGATTATTCTAAAAAGCATATGCCTGCGAATATACATATGTTCAATACAATGAAACCAATTCTTGACGAACGAATAAATAATATTTGGTACCAGGAGTGTTTCTTATATTCAAACGATCTCCAAACAGCAGGTCAAGTTGACTGTATTGCTGAATGGGATGGAGAACTCGCGGTCGTTGATTTCAAAACATCAAAAAGACCAAAGAAAGAAGAATGGATATTAAATTATTATATGCAGGTTTCTTTTTACGCGAAAGCCTTCGAAGAAATGACTGGTAACCAGGTGAAGAAAGGTGTGGTCTTTATTGGAGTAGACGGTAATGAACCTCAAGTATTTGAGTTTGATACAACCGAGTATATTGACCACTTTAAAGCAGTAAGAGAAACATATAAAGAGTTGTATGAAAAAGAAAAGACGGTACATAATATCTGATACAAACATGGGTGTATTCTTAGGTACTTATAATGGATATGATCTTGGAATGGAAGACGATGGTAGAATCTATGCATGTTTTGCAGCCAACAATCCATTTGGTCTAACCACTGCTTGTTCCTTTAAAACAGAACGTGCCGCCCATACATATATCTCAGATATGTTCCCACCACGCAAAGCAAGAAATCTTCAAACATACGAAGTTGAAACAGACACAGAATTTCCAACAGTAGTAGATCTAATCAAAGCAGGATTTGGTACTGAACACACATTTGACATGATAGATGGATTAGTTGCTCAAGGTAGCCAAACTATCCATTAATAACAATAGGACTATATTATGAATCATAACACACTTAACATTAACATGGACATGGGATTCCTCGACATGGATCATGTCTCTAATATGAGAAATGAATTCTTTATTAATAAGGATTACGAATGGTGGGATCAACCTAAACCTGGAGATGTTGTAGTTGATGTCGGTACATGTGTAGGTATGTTTAGTTGTCTCG